ATAGTTCTCCTTCATAACGTCTTAGCCACAAGAGCTGTCCTTGTTCAGTAAAATACTCTGCCGTATGTCCCAATTCTTGATACTTTTCAAAGGATGCTTGAAGAAGTTCTTCTTTAGTCTTCGCGTCTTTAAGAGCTTTTTCAGCCTTCTTCGGGCCAATGCCTTGTAAGCCGGGAATGTTGTCCGTCCTGTCACCTGTAAGCAACTGAACACAAAACGCCTTATAAGCCTCGAATGCGTTAACATAGTACCTCTCATCCTTTACAGGATTGTAATGCCACCCCTGAAGCTGATCCAAATCTTTATCCACATGAACAATCCAGCACTCATCCAAGAGTGTTGTGGAGTAAATGGCTACGGTATCGTCAGCTTCTTCACCAACTGTCAGGATAGCGTCATGCCTCTTGACTAGATGCTCCCGCAGGGCATTGTAGTGTTTAGGCTTCACAGCATCCTTACGGTTGCCTTTGTATGGCACTGTCTTGGCAATGTCATAACGGTAGTTAGATTTACCCGTGATCCAAGCTTTGTATTCATCAGCCTTGAGATTCACATAGATAAAGTCTTCTAACCACTCCGTTAATCGTGCCTTAGCGATGCCAACTGGCTCATCTTCCGTACTGAAACCAATACGGTAGACAAGAAAGTCAGCATCAACTAATGCAATCTTAGGTTCCTGATTACAGGATGTCGTCATCTTCACCGTCTTCGGCATCAGCACCGTAGACAACCAAGTCAGTCACGATGATCTTGCTGATAGAGGGAGCAGCGCCAAACTTAGCTGACATCTTGTGGCGATAGGAGCCTACCAAAGCAGTCACCTTAGTACCGTTACCGATCTTACCGATGTCAATGGCGTTGCCTTCAGCGTCCATAGGCTCGAACAGGAACTTGGACTTACCAACAATGTAGTTACCCATTGTGTCCTTGTTCTTGATCACGATACCTTGCTCCTTCAGAGCCTCACAAGCCTTGTCAGAGAGCATACCGATAGTACACTCATACTTGGTGTTGTCTTCGTTGAACTTGGTGTTGAATTCCTTCATCCAGTTAGCCCAGAAGATTTGACCTGCGATTTTGACTGGTTTGTTGTCCATTTGAATTTCCTTTAAATGTTATGAAAGTGCTTGTCTCTCCAAGCTGTCACTGATTGTCTAACCTAGAAGAACCCCATAGCAGTTAAGGCCGTGTTTGGTGGGCCTAACCTGAGTCGAACAGGTACGCTTTTCAGCGGGAGATTTTAAGTCTCCTGTGTCTACCAATTTCACCATAAGCCCATACATATATTGTACCACACTTTCGTGCAATGTCAATGTGTCATACGCCAGTTAGCCCCAATCTTATATTCCCCATCAAGAGGACATCTAAGCTTGTAGAACTCACCTGCCTCAATGATACTCTGTCTGAAGGCTTTACCAACCTCTTCAGCAATACCTTTAGGACATTCAAGCTGTGCCTCATCGTGAACATTGGCGACATACTTCACAGGCCAGTTGTTAGCCTTGCGTTTGTCATCAAAGATCACAAGAGCCTTCTTCATCACAACTGCCCCTGCACCTTGGAGTAAGCTATTGAGGGCAGCGTGTTCTGATCTTACCCAAATACGCCTCCCATCAAGGCCGGGAACCCATCCTTTGGCTGCTTGCTTTCCCACTCGATCCAAGAGCCGAGAGAGGGCTGGTGTTTGCTGGAGGAACTTGGCTTTGAGCTTTGTTCCATCTCTTGCACTGCCTCCCACAATACTACCAATCTTCGCATCTCCCGCCCCATAGAGGAAGGCGTAGATAAAAGTCTTTGCATTATCTCTAGAAGCGAGTCCTGCTGCTCTTTGGTTAACTGTATGAACATCCGTTCCATCTTTAGATGATCCCTCACAGACAGTTCTGACATAGCCTTCATCCTTCATATAGTGAGCCAACATACGAAGCTCCAGACCTGAAGCATCGCAACCTACCAACACATTGCCATTCTCAACTGACCAGCATTCACGGCACTCAGGCCCATAGATGGAACCTGCATTGGGAATCTGAGCCATGTTAGGACTGCTATGGGTCATCCGACCTGTCACAGCACCATTGGTGATCACCCTGCCGTGTACCCTGCCATCTTTACCAACAGCCTCAAGCCATGACTCAATCTGGCTAACTCGCTTGTTAAGCATCAGGTACTCAGCAATGACCTGAGCCTCTGGTATCTTAACACCTGCCAACACAGTTTCATCAATCTTAGGAATACCTGTCTCGGTAAACTCCTTAGGCTTCCAGCCTAGCTCCTTTAGTCGCTCTCCGATTTGCTGTCTACTTCCGGGGTTGAAAGTAACCACGCTGTCCTTGAGTCGCTTTCCTGTCTTGTCAGAGTATCGCTCAAGAGTGACAGGAGGCCATCTCTGTTGCATTCGCTCATATATTCCTGCCACTTTTGACTTGATGTCAGCAAGTAGCACTTGGGTGTATGGTTGATCAAGTTTGAATCCATTACGTTCTTGCTCCGCTATGATGTCTGCTACTCTGTGTTCGAGGTCGATACTCTCTTGGCTAAACTGCTTCTCAGCCACGTCACTGTTAAGCCGATGATACAGCTTACAAGTAACTTCAACGTCCCTAACGCAGTAATGCTCAAGAAGACTATCAATAGGGCTGTCAAAACACTCTCCATCGTACTCTTCCTTTCTGTTCATCATCCACCGCCACACAGCAGCATAGTCAATCTTGTGGAAACCCAGAGTGTTGCCCCATGCTTCGAGGGTGTGTCCGTTCTCTCGGCTCGGGTCGAGAAGCCTGCTTACTATCAATGTATCGGACAGTTGATTCAAGCTGATCTTCGTCTGCCATAAGCGATTCAAGACTGGTACATCGAATCCGATGACGTTGTGCCCGATGATCAATGACACGCCCTTTAAATACTCCAACAGGGGACTTGCTGCTTTCCATTTACGTACTTCTCCAGTGTCAATGTCTTTAGTCACGACTAGGTGTATCTTGTCGTGTGCTAGGTTTGTTTCGATGTCGAGAACTATTCTCATCTGTTTCTTCCAAAGGGCTAAAGTAAAAACATCCTTCTACTTGTCGAGGAGACTCGGAGAAGTATGCTTGTCTATACTCACTAGGTTTAGCCTGCGCGCGATAGCACTTGTCAAACTGAGGACAGGAATAGTCGTTACACATACTAATGTCAGGCATGATCTTCCTCCTCATTTGATATTAAGCCACAATCCAACCTGAGCAAAGGCATACCCTGTCCAGATCATCCCGTTAGAGATCTCTCCCTTGCTCCATTGTAGCACACCTACCACCAAGTAACCTACCCCGGTGGCTCCTACGATTAAGTGTTCAATGGTCATTCTCATCTTTCTTCTCAGATTCCTCTTTAACAGGCTCTTCTTCCTTAGGTTTGTCCCGCTGGAAGATAGCATCCCATCGGTTTGCATACTCCTCGTTACTCACTTGTCGTGGGCGGCTACTTGAGCCTTTCCCTCCATGCCATGCTGTCATGTGTTCCCCCTTGCTCGAATGTATTCAACCGCCAACTTTGGTGTAAACCCACACATTAAGCAGCCCCCTTGATCATTCTGTGCAAAAGGCATCAAGGGTGGTGCATTTTCAATCATTTGAGCTATTTGCTCACGCTCATGCGCTGCGACAATTACAGCAAACTCAAAAAGTTTTGCCATTATAACCGGCGAAATAAGACTATCAGGCCACCCCGCTTCACGAGCCATTTCAATCGTGTCTCTCATAACACTTCCTTTCCATTCGGTTCAAAGAACCTCATCCTCAACTTCGACCATACGCCCTGTATAGCCATTGTATTGTAACTTACAAGCAGGGCCAGTCTCCCCGTTGTACCGATTCTTAGCCACTGCAATCTTGGTCAAGTGTCGCTCATCCTCGTTCTCAGCCATGCTATTGCGCTCCAGCGTGATCACAGCATCGCTCAACTGTGCAATGGCTCCTGAGCCTCGCAACTGAGACAGAGACACACTACCACCATCCTCGTGACCTTGGTTACCCTGCGGTCTCTTCAGGTGACTCACACAGATCAGCGTGATGTTCAGCTCCTGTACCAGTGTACGCAGCTTGGTCATCATGTTATCAATAGCCTTTCGCTCATCTCCTAGATCTTGACCAGAAACCACAATAGATATGTGATCCAAGAAGATAACTCTACAATCACACGCTTTTGCCATATAACGGATTCTATTTGATATGTTGTCAACGTCACTGCTACCAAAATGGTCAAACAGATAAATCCTATTAGATCCCAAGGTAGCATCAAAAGCCTCCTTCAATTCCTGTTCATTGGTCGGTGTATCAGGCAGGTGCAACAGCTTGTTAGCGTGTAGCGACATGATACTTCGGGCTGTCTTACGAGTAGATTCCTCAAGGAACAATCCACCGATATTCCAGCTAGTTGTCTTCAACAGATTAAACAGAATCTCTCGAAGGAACTGACTCTTACCTAAGCCACTGCCTGCGGTAACCGTAATCAACTCAGCAGGTCGGATGCCGTACAAGAGCTTATTCAAGCCCTTCCAAGGGTACTGTGCCTCTGCAATCGGCTCTGGCTTGGAGATTTCCTCCCAGAGATCAGCAGCGTTAACAATACCATCAGGCACATAGGGACTAGCCCTCCACCAAGCATTCACAAACTCCTTGGTAGCTCCTGCGATCAGGTACTCACAAGCATCCTTATAGCCATCCTTGTACTGCATGATCTTGGCTTTGTTACCGAACAGTTCAGCAACTTCCTTAGCAGCCTTCTTCCCCGGCTCATCACCATCGAAGCAGATGACCACAGACTCGAAGCTGTTGATCCACTCGTACTGTGCTTTACAGTCCTTCAAAGCAGCCTGAGCACCGTTACGGATACTCACTGTAGGGTATAGAGACCCTTGCATCTGGAAAGCTGCGAGAGCGTCCAACTCTCCCTCTGTGATGGTGATGGCTTTTCCTCCGGCGTGAAAGAGAGACTGACCGAATAGCGTTGCTCCTTTGAAGTCTCCTGTAATTGAGAAGCTTTTATCAGGCACAGAACGCTGTTTAACAGCCACTCTAACTCCGTCTGAGTCAGTGTAAGGGTAATATTGTTTGTCTCCATCGGTCGTTACTCCATACTTCTCACAGGTTGCCTGACTGATTCCTCGGTCAGGGATTGATCTAACATTACCCTTGATCGTTAACATTGGTGTTGTTATATTAGTCACTTTTATGTTACTTACCTTGTTGTGCCTCGTGGCGTGTCTGTCTTCAGCTTCATGCTCGTGCTCTGTGGTGTTACAGGCAAAGCAGTGTGTATGACCATCGTCATAGAGCGAGTTCGCATCAGTGCTTCCACAGTGCTCACAGGCGATATGTCGTAGGAATTTACTAGCCACTATTCTTCTCCTTTAGTTTGGCTTCGATGGCTCGGGCATCTTGACGCGCACCAATGGAGCCGACAAAGCCGATAGCCAAATCAATTTCCTCATCAGTCAGCCCAACCCATTTACGTTCCTCCGGAACTGGCCGCTGTGCTGCGGGTGGGGTGGGTGCAGCGTCAAGCAAACAATTCCACGCCTGCTCGATAGAACATCCTTTGCCGTCATAGTTGCCTGCCGCGCATTGATCGTCCAGCTTGTTCACTGCCGTCCACATCTCCCTTGTCGGCTCCATAGGAACCAGCTTCCACCCCTCAAGCGCAGGTGCTGAACGGGCTTGCTTGATGGCGGTGATGGCTTTGTCTACTCCATCAATCCAATGCCACTGGCCTTCAATGATGTGAGCATCCTCAATAAAGTTTTGGAAGCTCTTCAACGCTTCCAGCGCCAAGGCCAATGCTTCGTCTTTTGTGTGTTCTTCTTTCACCATCACGCCACCCCGCTCAATCAGGCTTGTGCGTTCTTCTGGAGTCAAAGGGTAGCCACAAGTGCCGCAGTTGATTAAGTTTTTCATATGTTTTCCCTTGCTCGAATGGCGTTGGCGATTGGGTCGCACATAACATAGCGATCAGCCACTTTCGCACACGCCTCACGCTCATCAGCACGGACAAGGGCTTCAAAGGCTTTGATGCCTTGCATAACATTGTCATGAGGCATCAAATAAGGACTGTCCACAATAAGTCCAGCCTCACGGGCCATGTCTATCGTGTCTCTCATGTCAACCCCTTAATGATCTCTAAAGGCCGCTTTAGCCTCACTCTCAAGCGCATCTAACTGCTCCTGAGACAGCAGACAAGTAATGTCTGTGCATTCGTAGTAGACAGCATCCAGACAAGTGAGCCAATCAGTCCCATCTTCGGCTAGGAATTCATCTACTTCAAGGTAGACAACCACCTCACCTTTGTTGAGTTTTGCATGGTGTGCGAATTCAAAAGTATTAGTCTTCATTTCTTGTGTTCCTTAGCTGCCATAAGACATTTATCGATAGCCGGGATATTATCATAGTCACTAGGACTATGGTAAGTACTTCGTGCGCTTCCTGCTCCCCATTCCCTAGCTAATTTTAGTCCTACCTGTGCCCATTCATTGGTGGATAAGACAGCTTTTGTAATGAGCCAAACAATCCAGACAAAACAGGCCATGCCGCTAAGTGAAAGAATTAAACTACCCCCGTAGTTAAAGACAAAATACCAGATAGCAACACTCTTGGCATCATCTGTAACAGTAGCTACAGTTTCAAGTACAAGTTTAAGTTCTTCAATGTTCATTTAAGTACCACCCTAATAAGTGTTAAGACACCCACAAACAGAGAGACAATCATGCTTTGTTCTCCATCCGTTCAACTGCACATTGTATGTCGTACATGATCTTATCGTAGCCATTGGCACGGATAAGACTAGCCACATCATCCATCACGGAATGATACCAACATTCAAACTGTAAGACATCATCCTCAATGTTCATCATGTCAATAGCTACTTCACTCATTCCAACACCTCATATATAGACTTTAAAGGACTATAGAGTAAAGACATACAATGTATAACTTACTAAGTAACTGTTAGTAGGTTAACATCTATGAAATGTCTTAGTGTCTATATAGAAATTATACCACTGGTTGTTCAACTGTCAATGGTCATCATCGTTTAAGTTGTAACAATTTGTAACAGAGCTACTCACAGCCTCAATGTCCACAGTGTCGTCTGTCTCCTCAAACGGGTCAGCATCTGACACCATACCAGCAGGGGACTTTGTAGGCAATCCCGGTATTTCCTTCAAACATCCATCACAGATGTCTAAGAATTCATTGGTCAAGGCATGGCGGCGAACAGCCTCATGGTCTTTCAGATTCTTGTCACACACGATACAGTGCATTATTTACTCCTTTGGCTATGTAGCCCTTGGTTGGTTGGTTAGAGGCCCTTCTAGGCCCCTTAAAAGCCCTCACAGATGCTTTCGTGAAGGTAGGATTAGATCAATAAGCCATCGAATCATAGTACCACGCTAAAATGTAGGCACAGGCGACCATGCACAAGACAATCCAATGGTTAGGCTTAGGCATTTTCTGCCTCCAATCTTACCATATCCTCGATGTCTAAGACAAGTTGATAATCCACGATGTCTCTCATGTCCGGAGGGTTATCGTCCCTGTATCCTTCAAGATAGAGGTCAGTGCATCGAACGATCAAGGGCAGGGACTCAATAGACTGTATCTCACATAGTCCATACCATTCACAGCCCCTTAGTTTGTAACTAAATTGTTTTATCTTTGTCATTGTCAACCTTTAATGCGTAAGCATATTTAAATTTACCATCCATTGGTTTAGTGTTTTCAACCTTTAAGACAGCGCCTTCAGGCCTGACCCAAGTCTTTACAAAGACGGAATCGCCTATTTGTACGCCCTTAGATGACCTGAAACTGTAAACTTTATCGTTAGGCTTAAACCTTACTTCGACAAGATGTTCAAAATCAAGCATAGCGGTGCATCCTCATGGTTTGAAGGGTTAAATTTAGGGCGTTTGTGCCCCGTGTCCAATGGATTAGGGAAGGCAGGGAAGGGCCATTGTGTAGGGTTTAGGGTGTCAATAGACAATTTCATCTCCTAAGGCTTTATCTATAGCCCGATAAGCGTGAAAAAATGCTAGGTCAGGGTCACAAGCCCCATCCACTTTCCAATCACGCGCTTTAATGGCCGCTTTAGTCACTTCAAGCAGGCCCTGTAAGGCTTCAAGTAATGAGGGTGCTGCGGCAATCAGGCAGGCATCGGCCTCAGACTGAATACACTTGGCTATGTCAGGCCGTAAGTCACCATTCGCTATAAAGAAACCTTCGTTTTCACGCCCACATTGCCACAGGCCTTTTGTATAAGTATTCATCATTTCACCCTCTTAATTGTGAACAACTCAAGACATTGACCCCTAACCCACTTGTCGGGGACAATCTCACCCGTTACAGGGTCACAATAGGCCATCTCTGGCCCGTAATTGTTGCATTCGTACCAGTGCTGGCATATGGCACGTTCAGTGGCACTGAATGCCACTATGCCGGAGGACTTGAATTGGACTTCATATCTACTCATGGTTAATCCTTTGCGAATGACGCTTTAAAGTCCCATTGAGGCCGTTCAGCCTTGGCCGCCTCTACCGCTTCCTTGCATGTGCGGTAAGCATTGGTTGACCATGCGTACCATAAGCCCGCAGGCTTTTTGAAGTACACATGGATTTTGCGTGGATAAACTTTGAAATCTGTTTTCATGGTTAATTCCTTATCAGCGGCCAGCATTAGCGGCAGGCCCACAATTCAGACAACGCATCGTCAAGGCCTAAATTATCCTTGAATGATGCCTCGGCACGCTCACCCCACCAGCCACCCTCGACAGTGCCTGTGCGAGTATTGACCCAGATATTAGGCCCACCGAATGCGACCAAAACCCGTGCGCCTAAGTATTCGCCCTTGCTATTGACAATGTACTCAATGTCCAAGGCATCTTGGAGGTAATCGAAGGCACTGAATTCACCTTCATTGTCAACGTCACGGCCTTCATTCCACTCGTCTGGTGGGCTTGTCAGGTTATCGGCGATTGACTGAACATGGTTTTTAAGATCGTTGGACATGGTTTACCTTTGAAGGATTGTGCCTGAACATCTCAGGCGGGATTTAGTGCGGTAGAATTGCACTCCAATGGATTCTACACTAGAACCCATCAGGGTGGAATCTTTCAACACCAAAAGCCAACCGTTTCACATTCTTTCATGTAAGCACAAAAAGCCCGGCATTGTGCTTCTGTCATTGGTTTAGCTTTGCTTTCCTCTAAAGTGTAGCTGTAACGGTCGCCTTGCTGTTGACCGTTGCCGATCCAGTCTACATACCATGTAGAACCATCGGCTTTTGTGCGCCATGCTGTGTGGTTTGCTGTGTTCATGGTTCATCCTCTCCAAGCCAGCAAGACACCGATAAAGGCGAACACGGCGACACAGGCCACGGCGATGATGATGCCCTGCACTGGTGACTCAGCAGGGGCGACCAGCGAAGCGACAGGTGGGATATATTGATGGTTAGACATGGTGAGGTTCCTTAGTTGGTGATGGTGATTGTAGGTGTTGACAAGATGCGGATGCACTCTTTGAAGTGGTCAAAGACAATGAAGGGTTCGACATTCGCATCATTGCACATCTTTTCCATGAGTGCCTCGTGATCGTCACCAGCACGCCATGCCTCAATGCCCTTGTCAACGATGTGGTCACGGTACTGCATGAGTGCCGCCCACATCGAATATTCAACTTTATCCATGATGATCTCCATTCAGTGCATCGTCAGCGGGTGCTGACTGGACAGTGCACTCCAAAGCCCTGTGACGGGCTTTAGGCTGTACTGTCAGGCTTGAGCTGTGTGGTGCTCGCGCAGTACCGATTCGATGTAATACAGCAAAGGGCGTGTGCGCTCAAGTTGACGCATTGAAGCCGCCGCCAGTGGCTCATTGTCTGAGTGCACAGCTTCGCGCAGTTCGCCCACACGTACCAACAAGGTGACGTGGAGTTCTTGCGCTTCTTCGAGTGTGAGGTTCAGTGTGACGTTTGACATGGTGTAATCCTTTAGTGTTACTGCCCTGCATCATTGCTTGGCATGTATGAATTATATGAGGTTTTGACCTGTTTGGGCATCCGTCAATCATTTTCTTGCATTTAATTGTAACAATTTGTAACAAACTCTTTAAACGACCTCAGAGGCACGATCGACCCTTGCCCTACCCTACCCCTTGGCAGAAGTTATCCACACCAGTAGTGCTACTTGTCCACAGTTCTGACTCTTATATAAGACTAACAACCTGTGGATAACCTGGGCATGAATGTTGCTGTCCTGTGGATAACTTGACAGTGCTTGAACAACCTGTGGATAACTTTCATGGTGGTGGATGGAGTGGCTGAACGAAATGGCTGGATTGTGACTGCTTAGTCTAGGTTGTGACTGTTAAGTGTACGTTGTAGGTTCCTACATCATCTCTCACATCATTTGCCTGTAAAGTGACTCATCAGTCTGCAACGTGACTCAACAGTCTATAACTTACACTAACTGTCTGCATCGTGACTGACCAGTATGCACCATAACTGTGCAGTATACAATGTAACTGCTTAGACTATACAATGACAGATGAGTGCAGATAGCTACCGTTGAGTGCAGATAGTGACTGATCAGTAACTTTGTGACTACTTAGTAGGGGGGAGGGGTCAGGCTTATGAGTTTATCTTTGTAGGAGCCTGCAACGCGCACAAAAAAGGCCATAAAGGACTTAATTAGGGACAGATTAGACCTCAACCCTTAAAGCGCTAAGTAGTTGATAGACAAAGAAAAGTATAAGGACTAGACAAACCATAGTGTTTGCTATCTAAGGGTGACGATTGCGGACACTGCAAGGAACGTTAGAGAAGTAACATATGTAAATATTTGTAACAAGATGAAGAAAAAGCTTGACAGATCAGCGTTTCCGTGGTATAATATACATATAAGGTAATGATAGTTGCTAAGAAGGTAATGGACTCTTAAGTGCTAACATGGAATCTGGACAGTTGATACAACGAATGTATAAGTTAAACTACTAACAGTTACTTATAACAAGTACTTATACTATAAGTGTTTAAGTTCTTAACTTATACGTTCCTTTAAAGTACTTTAAGTGCATAAGCATTTGGTCTAAAAGTAGATAGGTTGTCTCCCTAAGAAAGGATAAAGACAAATGGAAAACAATGAACAACAGGATGAACCTAAGCGTAAGATTGGTCGTCCAAAGAAGTCTGAGCTTAAAGAAATCAAAGAGAGTAGATCAGTAGGTCGTCCCAAAGGTGAGGCTGCTATCATCAATGAGTATAAGCTACGTATGCTTAACTCACCTAAGAGTGCCAAGGTGCTTGAAGCCATTTACGATGCAGCTCTGAACGATGAACATAAGAACCAAGCTGCTGCATGGAAGCTGATTGTCGATAGGATTGTACCTGTGTCGTCCTTCGAGGCAGCAAAGCAGGGTGGCGGTGTCCCGAACATCTCCATCAACATTACAGGCTTGTCTACACCCTCTGTAAGCGCCGATGAGGACATAATTGATGTCTGAACTTAACTTTGCTTTACTTAACTGGCAGCAAGAGGTCTTTAAAGACTCTACCCGCTTTAAGGTAGTTGCTGCTGGTCGCCGCTGTGGTAAGTCCCGTCTGTCTGCTGTTACGCTGCTTATTGAGGCTTTAAACTGTCCTGAAGGCTCTGCTGTGATGTACATAGCACCTACCCTTGGACAGGCTAGAACAATTATCTGGGACTTGTTACATGACCTCGGAAGGCCAGTGATCAAGTCTTCACACATTAACAACTTAGAGATTACCCTTGTCAACGGAAGAAAGATATTGGTTAGAGGTGCTGATAACCCTGATAGTCTTCGTGGTGTGTCCCTTGTGTACGTGGTATTGGACGAATGTGCTTTCATTAAGCAGGAGATTTGGGAGAAGGTTATCCGTGCTGCTTTGTCGGACAAGAAAGGTAGGGCTTTGTTTATCTCTACTCCTTCTGGTCGTAATTGGTTCTACGATGTCTTTAAGCTAGGCAAAGAAGGTACTGATGAAGAGTGGAAAGCTTGGCACAAGACTACCGCTGATAACGAGACCATCGACCCTAAAGAGATTGAAGCAGCCAAGCGTACCTTGAGTAGCTTTGCTTTCAAGCAGGAATACCTGTCTAGCTTTGATACATCGGGTTCTGACATTTTCAAAGAAGAGTGGATCAAGAAAGGCCCAGAGCCTCGTGATGGTTCATACATTGTTGCCATTGACTTGGCAGGCTTTGAAGACATCTCAGATGGTTCCCAGAACAAGAAGAGACTAGATGAATCAGCTATCGCTATCGTCAAGGTAACGGATAATGGTGATTGGTGGGTAAACAAGATTGAGCATGGACGTTGGGACATTAAAGATACCTGTATGCGTATCTTGAAGGTCATCAAAGAGTATCAGCCCTTGGCTATCGGTATTGAGAGAGGTACAGCTAAGAATGCTGCCTTGACCATCTTGCAAGACATGATGAGACAGTACAACACCTATGCTCACATCCAGACTCTGACTCATGGAAATAAGAAGAAGACTGACCGTGTGATATGGGCCTTACAAGGGCGTATGGAGCACGGCAAGGTCACTCTTAACGAAGATGGTGATTGGTCAGACTTTGAAGACCAGCTTTTACTATTTCCGACAAAAGGAGTGCATGACGACTTAGTAGACGCTTTAGCGTATATTGAGCAGTTAGCTCTTAATTCTTTTGTTCCTGACTACGAAGAAGATGATTTTGACGTTTATGATATAACGGTAGGCTATTGATGAAATCTTGTCCAAAGTGTAAAGAGTTAAAAGATGAGTCTTGTTTTTACAAAGATGATTCAAAAGTAGATAAGCTTTCGTCTTATTGTAAAGATTGTGCTAAAAAGAAAAGAATGACCAGATATGCAGATAACAAAGAAGAAGAAAAGAAAGCTTTTCGTCAGCACTATCAAGTCAATAAAGAGCAATCACGGCGTTACAGCTTAAAAGCTCTTTATGGTCTTTCTTTGGAAGAGTATAACGAGATGCGAGAAGAACAGATGTTTTCTTGTCTGATCTGTAAAACGCATGAAGACGACACGGCCCGTGGTTTATTTGTAGACCATTGCCACGACACAGGAAAAGTTCGGGGACTCTTATGCCAGCATTGCAACACAATGTTAGGAATGGCTAAAGATAATCAACTAATCCTTCAAGAAGCAATTAAGTATCTAGCAAGGATGTAAAACAATGGATGACAACTTAGAACAAAGTCAGTATGACGAACCCACAGAGTCGGACAAGGAACTGACTGATTGGGTTGTCTCCCACACTGACAAGTGGCGCGACTATCGTGACCAGAACTATCTCGAAGCATGGCTTGAGTACGAGCGTATCTTCCGTGGTCAGTGGGCCGCTGAAGACAAGACTCGTGACAGTGAGCGCAGCCGTATTATCTCCCCTGCTACTCAGCAGGCTATCGAGACTCGACACGCTGAGATCATGGAAGCTATCTTCGGTCAAGGTGAGTGGTTTGACATTGAGGATGACATCAAGGACGTTAACGGTAACCCGTTGGATGTCGAGATGATCAAGAATCAGTTGATGGAAGACTTTAACCGTGACAAGATTAAGAAGGCCATTGATCAGATTGAACTGATGGCTGAAATCTACGGTACAGGTATTGGTGAGATCGCTGTTAAGACTGAAAAGGAGTATGCTCCATCTACTCAGTCCATTCCCGGCATTCAAGGACAAGCAGCTATCGGTGTGGTCGAGACTGACCGTATCGCTGTTAAGTTAGTGCCTGTTAACCCTAAAAACTTTATCATTGATCCCAATGCAACTACCTTGGATGATTCTATGGGTTGTGCCATTGAGAAGTTCGTATCGATTCACAAGATCGTTGAAGGCATGGAACGTGGTATCTACCGTAAGGTAGACATCGGTACTGATGGCCCGGATGATGATCTCGAAGCAACTGAAGAGCTGGTTAACTATCAAGATGGTCGTGTGCGTCTGCTGACATACTACGGCTTGGTTCCTCGTGAGTACTTGGAGCAGTTGGAGAACGAAGAAGAGGTTGCTGACCTGTTCCCTGAAGACTCTCTGGCTGATGAGTATTGCGAATTGGTGGAAGCCATCATCGTTATCGCTAACGGTAGCAAGCTCCTGAAGGCAGAAGCTAACCCCTACATGATGAAGGATCGTCCTGTCATGTTGTACCAAGACGATACAGTCCCCGGACGTGTGTGGGGTCGTGGTACAGCGGAGAAGGGCTACAACATGCAAAAGGCTATCGATGGTAGCTTGCGTATGGATAGTGATGCTCGTGCCCTTACAGCCGTTCCTATGATGGCTATGGACGCTACTCGCTTGCCTCGTGGTGCTAAGTTTGAGGTTAAGCCCGGTAAATCGTTCCTGACCAATGGCGATCCTAACCAGATTATGATGCCTTTGCGCTTCGGTACACCCGATGACTCGTCTGTACGTGCTTCTCAGAACTATGAGCGTCTGTTGTTGCAAGCTACAGGTACTGTTGACTCGGCAGGTATGCCTTCAGCAGCTCCTCGTGACGCTGGCGCAGGTGGTATGTCGATGGCTATGGCAGGCATCATCAAGAAGTACAAGCGTACATTGACGAACTTCCAAGAAGATTTCTTGATTCCGTTCATCAACAAGGCAGCTTGGCGCTACATGCAGTTCGATCCTGAGCGTTATCCCTCGGCTGATGTGAAATTCATGCCTACAGCTACCTTGGGTATCTTGGCTCGTGAGTTTGAACAGCAGCAATTTATTGCTTTGTTGCAGACATTAGGCCCAGACACTCCTGTCTTGCCTCTGATTCTCAAGGGAATCTTGGGTAACAGCTCTCTGAGTAACCGAAATGAGCTGATTGCAGCCTTGGATCAGATGAGTCAGCCTAATCCTGAAGCTCAAGCTGTACAACAGCAGCAGCAACAGATGCAAACGGCCTTGTTACAAGCTCAGATTCAAGAGTTGCAAGCTAAGACTCAGAAGACTGGTGCTGAAGCGCAGCAGACAATGGTTGAAACTCAGCTTATGCCTGAAGAGTTACGAGTAAAGGTGGTTCAAGCCGCTGCTACTAACCTCGATCAGGATGCCGATTTCGCTAAACGTATGAAACTGGCTGATTTGATGCTCAAAGAGAAGGATATTGACTCTAACGAGCGTATCGCACTCGCACAGATGCAGAATCGTCAGCCTTAATAAACAAATGAAAGGAGTTTCCCCTCATGGATAAGGAACTTCAAGTGTATTACGAAGAAACCTTCTCAACAATGTCCACCAAGGGGTGGGCGTTCTTGATTGAAGACTTCACCAAGTTAAAGCAAGAGCTAGACAATATCCGCACGGTCAAAGACGCACAATCTTTATCTTACCGTCAGGGCCAACTGGATATTCTAGACCTTCTTTTAAACCGCAAGAAGACTTGTGAAGAGATTTACGAACAGTTACAGCAGGAGGCACAGTAATGCGCCGCATGTTTGAGTTTGTTTGTGAAGATGGTCACATCTCCGAAGCGTTAGTTGATGAAACTGTCAGGGAACTCGCTTGTCGAGCCTGCGGTAAACCATCAACAAGAATTGTTTCTATGGTTCGTTCAAAGTTGGAAGGTATCTCTGGTGCTTTTCCTTCTGCGTATGACGCATGGGAACGTAAACGAAGTGAGAAGCTGGCGCAGGAGAGGAAAACCTCTTACGCTCAACCAGACTGATCACTGCAAAACGGGTAGGTACTCTAAGTATCCACATTTCATAGTCCTATAATCTCAAAGAGAGACAGGAGAATAATAGTATGGCTTTTATTGATGACGAATCGTTTGATCCAACATTGGACACGATCACAGATGAACAACCTCAAGAGACTCCCCAAGTGGAGCAACCTCAACAGGCTGTAGTAGAGAATGTAGTTCCTGATAAATACAAAGACAAGTCCTTACAGGATATTGTTAAGATGCACCAAGAAGCTGAAAAGATGATTGGCAGGCAAGCACAGGAAGTACACGAAGTACGCTCATTAGCTGATCAATTACTGAAACGGCAACTCGAAAGTGATAAGGTACAGACTGTTGAAAGTACGCCCGAAGTAGATTTCTTTGAGAACCCTCAAGACTCTATTAAACGTGCTATTGAGAACAATCCAGCAGTTCTGGAAGCTAAACAAGCTAACCTTGAGCTTAAACGGATGAAGACAGCACAGCAGCTTGCATCTAAACACCCTGATATGGCTACTATCGCTAACGATAGCGGCTTTCAGGAATGGGTGAAAGCGAGTCCTGTGCGACTTAGCCTTTATGCTAAAGCAGATGCAGAGTTTGACTTCAGTTCAGCAGATGAACTCTTGAGCACATATAAAGAACTTAAGCAAGTTCGCAACAACAACGTACAAGAAACTGGTAAGAAACAACAAGCACAAGCTCTCCGAGCCGCTGGTGTTGATACAAGTGGTTCTGGCGAAGTTGCAAAGAAAGTATATCGCCGTGCGGATTTAATCCGTCTTAAAATGACAGACCCAGATCGTTATGAGTTGCTTCAACCCGAAATCATGGCAGCTTATCAACAGGGTCGAGTTAAATAATTTATTTTTTTGAAATCATAGGAGTATTAAAATGGCTTTAGGTACAGATCACGTCACAGTCACCACCGCAGCAACCTTCATCCCTGAAGTTTGGTCTGATGAGATTGTGGCAGCATACAAGAAATCGCTCGTTATGGCCAATCTGGTCAAGAAGATGAGCTTCAAGGGCAAGAAAGGTGACACCGTTCACATTCCTTCGCCTACCCGTGGTACTGCATCCGCTAAGGCTGCTGGCTCTCAAGTCACCTTGATCGCCGCAACTGAAGGTGATGTCGCTATCTCTATCAACAAACACTTCGAGTACAGCCGCTTGATCGAAGACATCGTGGAAGCCCAAGCTCTGTCGAGCCTGCGTTCTTTCTACACTGATGACGCTGGTCACGCTCTGGGCAAACAAGTGGACACTTCGTTGATCCAACTGGCTCGTGCTGCTCGTGGCGGTAACTCCGCTAACGCTCAGTACTCTGGTGGTATCATCGGCTCCACTGGCGCTGCTTACACCTACTCTTCGTCTAACGCTGCCAACATCGCTGATGCTGGTATCCGTGCAGCTATCCAGTTGCTGGACGATCAGGACGTGCCTATGGACGGTCGTTCGTTGGTGGTTCCTCCTGTTGCTCGTAACAGCATGTTGGGCATCAACCGTTTCACCGAGCAAGCCTTCAAGGGCAACGGTACAACCTTGATGAACGGCGAGTTCGGTGACATCTACGGCGTTAAAGTGTATGTGTCCACCAACTGCGATACCGCTGCTGGTAACACCGCTTCTGACCGTGCTGCTTTGATGTTCCACCGCGATTGGGCTGTGTTGGTCGAGCAGATCGGCGTTCGCGCTCAGACTCAGTACAAACAAGAATACCTCGGTAACTTGTTCACTGCTGACACTCTGTACGGCGTTGGCGAACTGCGTGACTACGGTTGCGTTCCAATCATCGTTGACGCTTCGGCTGCTTGATGACTAAGGAGGGCCCTTCGGGGCTCTCTTTTCTTTATTACTTACTCAGTGAGTACTAAACAAAGGAGATACAGATATGGTAAGCTTTCAAATGAAGCATAGCACTAGACCACAGACTATTGCTACTGTTACTCGTGAAGTAGATATTAAGAGTTTTAGGGACAACCCTGAGTGGTACGAGATTACCCCTGCTGTCCAAGAGCCTGAAAAGAAAACAGTTAAACAAGTTAAGAAGACTAAGGAAATTGTATGACCATCTATCGTGGCCCCGGAGGAACAGGTGAAGCTCGTAGTGATACAGACGTAACAGAAGTCCGTATCATTGCTGATGAAGCAGAAGGATATAAAGATCAAGCTGCTACTTCGGCTGCTGCTGCTTCAGCCAGTGCCTCGGCTGCTGCCACTGCCGAGACTAATGCAGAGACAGCAGAGACCAATGCAGAAACTGCTGAAGCTAACGCTGAAGCTGCACAAGCCGCTGCCGAGGCTGCACAAGCTGCCGCTGAAGCTGCCCAGACTGCTGCCGAGGCTGCTCAGGCCGCTGCTGAGACAGCAGAAGCTAACGCTGAGACTGCTGAAGTCAATGCAGAGACTGCCGAAGCTAACGCTGAGACAGCTCAGGCTGCTGCTCAGGCTCTTTATGATGATTTTGATGATCGCTATTTAGGTGATAAATCTAGCAATCCTACTGTCGATAATGACGGTAATGCTTTACTAACTGGCGCATTGTACTTTAATACAGTTGCTCCTGAAATGCGTGTGTATAACGGCACTACATGGCAGAACTTCTCTGCTGCTTCAGCAGTATCAAGTTTTAATACCCGCACAGGCGCTATTACTTTAACAGATACTGATGTTAGTACAGCTTTAGGCTATACAGCAGCGAGTAACAGCTCAGTGCTTTTGAAGTCTAATAACTTATCCGACTTAGCAAATGCCTCTACGGCACGTACTAATTTAGGCTTAGGTACAGCAGCAACAACCAACAGCACTGCATATGCAACCGCTGCTCAGGGAACAAATGCCGATACTGCGTATGGTTGGGGCAATCACGCCTCTGCTGGTTATGCTACATATCCTTCTCAGACAGGCAACTCAGGTAAGTATCTGACCACAAACGGGTCAACAACAAGTTGGGCTACCGTAAGTGGAGGTGTTACAAGCGTATCAGGAACTTCTCCTGTAGTCTCTTCAGGCGGGACGACACCTGCAATTTCATTAGCTTCTGGATATGGAGATACTCAAAATCCATACGCTTCTAAAACTGCTAATTATGTTTTAGCATCGCCTAATGGTTCAGCAGGTGTTCCTTCATTCCGAGCATTAGTTGCTGCCGATATTCCAACACTTAACCAAAATACTACAGGAACTGCTGCCTCGCTTTCCACTGCATCGGGATCAGCACCTTCGTACTCCGCACGAGCATGGGTAAACTTCAACGGCACAGGTACTGTGGCTATTCGCGCCTCTGGTAACGTGTCCAGCATCACAGATAACGGAGTTGGTAACTACACAATTAATTTCACCTCAGCAATGCCAGATACTAATTACAATATGGTTGGTTGTGTGGGTGATGTTGGTGCTGGAGCAGGGCGATCAATTCAAATTCCATATGGCTCTGCGCCAACCGTAAACGGTTTTCAAGTTCTTGCGCTAGATGCTATTGGAACTGCGGATGTCGTAGTTTGTTCTTTATCTATCTTCCGTTGAAAGGCTATCATGGATCAGCGAATTATTTACCCCACTAATGATGGCGGCGTAGCTGTCATTGTCCCTGCCCCTGATTGCGGTTTCACCATCGAACAGATTGCCGCTAAAGATGTACCAGAAGGAAAACCCTTTAAGATTGTGGATGTTGCTGACATTCCAACAGATCGCACATTCCGTAATGCATGGGAATACACAGCATGATTAACATCAACTTAGACAAAGCCAAGGTCATTGTGCATGACATTCGCCGTGCCAAACGCACTGCGGAGTTTTTACCACTGGATGTCAAAGCAACCATTCCAAGTGAAGCAGTAGCTGCTGAAGCTGCTCGTCAAGCTGTGCGTGAGAAGTATGCCGCCATCCAAGCTGATATTGATGCTGCTCCCGGTGTTTCAGAACTTAAGTTAATCGTAGAAACTTTATAAAGGAGTAACTAATATGCCACTCAAAAAAGGTAAATCAGATAAGACAGTCAGTGAGAATATCTCCATGATGGTCAAAGAAGGCAAACCTCAGAAGCAAGCAGTTGCTATTGCACTGTCTGAGGCAGGCCGTGAGAAGCCAGAGCGTGGTGAACGCACCAAGAAGAACAAAGACAAGAAGAAAGCCAAATGACACGCCCTGTATCGGTAGGTAAAAACTTAGTAGCGAATACTGAGACTATAGTATATACAGTTCCTCAAGGTTATTGTGCTTTATGGAATCTTATGTACGCCCACAACTCCACAGGAACAAATAAGTATCTTACAGTAGATTGGTATGATGTCAGTGAAAATATCCATGTAAATGTACTTGATCAATATAACTTTGTTTCCAAAACATACTTTCAATTTTCTGGTAACGGATCAGGTGTTGTGATGGAAGAAGGTGATCAAGTCCATATGACATCAGAAACAGGCTCTACTTTTGGAGTTATCTGTACCTTTGAATTATTTAAGAAAGAAGGAATCTAATCATGGCATTGCCCACTTACCTAGAACTCGTTAATGATATTCTGATTCGTATGCGCGAACCAGAAGTAACTACTGTACAGGAGAACATCCTCTCTAAGCTCGTTGGTAAGTTGGTTAATGATGCCAAGCGACAGGTAGAGGATGCTTACTCGTGGAATGCTTTAACGGATACCCTGATCATTGAGACACAAGCTGATACCTACGGCTATGTGCTCACAGGTTCGGGTACTCGCTTTAAAGTCATCGATGCTCAAGATGCCACAAACAAGTACACCTTGCAGGCATGGACTACCCAGAAGATGTCTCAGGCATTGCTGACTGACACTCGTGCAGCCAAACCCATGTACTACAACTTCAACGGTGTTCACAGCACTGGCGATACAAAGGTAGACTTCTACCCTGTCCCTGAATCTAGCTTAACACTGTACTTTAACTTGTACATCCCTCAAGCTGAACTGGTCAATAACACCGATGTACTGCTCACTCCTAAAGAGCCTGTAATCTTAGGTGCTTTTGCTCGTGCCTTGGTTGAGCGTGGTGAAGATGGTGGTTTACAGAGTTCAGAAGCTTATGGCTTGTATAAAGCTTCCTTGGCAGACGCTATCGCTATTGAGAGTTCTCGCTATGTAGAGGAAGATGCTTGGGAGGCTGTGTAAGTTATGAGCCAACAAATGCAGACTTTCTCCATCACGGCTCCGGGCTTCTACGGGTTGAACACACAGGATAGTTCATTAGACTTAGCCTCTGGCTTTGCCTTAAACGCTATCAACTGTGTTATTGACCAGTATGGACGTATCGGTGCTCGTAAAGGATGGACAGCACAACACGCAACTAACACTGATCTTGGCTCTTCCACTATCAAAGCTATCGGTCAGTTGGTTACAGACAATGGCTCTGAGTACACCATCGTTGCAGGTAACAACAAAATCTTTAAACTGTCAGGTAGCACACTTACTCAGTTGACTTATGGTGGCGGAGGCACAGCTCCTACAATCACTGACAGCAACTGGCAGATTGCTTCCCTGAACGAAGTATTGTACTTGTTCCAGTCGGGACATGATCCTCTGGTGTTCGATCCTGCTGTGAGTACTACTACTTATCGCCGAGTCTCTGAGAAGACAGGATATACAGGTACAGTTCCTGCTGGTAACATTGTATTAGCTGCTTACGGACGTTTATGGGTAGCGGACACTTCTACTGAGAAAGCTGTGCTCTATTGGTCAGATATTCTCTCAGGTCATAAGTGGGCTAACGGCTCTACAGGCTCTATTGACGTATCTTCTGTGTGGCCTAACGGTGCAGATAACATTACAGGCCTTGCTTCACATAATGGCTTCTTGTTCATCTTCGGAAGGAACAATATCTTGGTGTACGCAGGTGCTCAGGATGTATTGTCAGCAGGTGTATTTAAAATCTCTGATTCTGTAACAGGCATTGGATGTATTGCTCGTGATACCATCCAGAACACAGGCTCAGACATCATCTTCTTGTCGGATACAGGTGTGCGTAGCGTACTTCGTACCATCCAAGAGAAGTCTGCTCCCTTCCGTGACTTGTCTAAGAACGTCCGTAATGACCTGATGTCAGCAGTTGCAGGTGAAGTAGCAGCTACTATTAAGTCTGTGTACAGTCCCTTTGAGTCCTTCTACTTACTGACTTTCCCTTCGTTGAAGATTGTATACTGCTTTGACTTGAAGGTTACGTTACAGGATGGCTCAAGCAGGGTAACCACTTGGGACAGTATTGAGCCTAAGAGCTTCTGCTACATGCGGGACAAGAGCTTGCTCATCGGCAAGGAAGGTTATGTAGGTAAGTATACAGGTCATCAAGACAACGGTACTAAGTATCGTATGATCTACTTTACCAACCATACCGATCTTGGTCAAGCTTCCGTTACTTCTGTCTTGAAGAAACTTTCCATTGTGGTCATTGGTGGTGATAACCAATTTGTTACAATTAAGTGGGGTTACGACTTCAAAGAGAATTATTATTCACAAAACACTAAAATTCCCTCTCAGGGGGTTGCGGAGTTTGGAGTTTCGGAGTATAATACTGCTGGAGTAGAGTACTCTGATGGTATTTCGTTACAGACTCTTACTGCTTATCCAACAGGTGCAGGTAAGGTTATTCAAACAGGCTACGAAGCAGATATTGACGGTGCTCCTTTGAGTATCCAGAAGATCGAAATCTTGGCAAAGAACGGGAAGATTATTTAATATGAGCGATTACACCAAATCAACTAACTTTGCCAGTAAAGATTCCTTGTCTTCGGGCAACGCTTTAAAGATTGTCAAAGGTACTGAGATTGATACCGAGTTTAACAACATTGCTACTGCTGTGGCAACCAAGGCAGACTTGAACAGTCCTGCCTTGATCGGTACTCCTACTGCACCTACTGCTTCGTCAGGTACTAACACTACTCAGGTAGCGACTACAGCCTTTGTACTGGTAGCTTTACAGGCAATGTATCCGGTAGGTTCTATCTACATTAACGCTGGTGTATCCACCAACCCTAACACATTGTTGGGCTTCGGTACTTGGACAGCCTTTGGTGCAGGCCGAGTCATGGTAGGATTGAACAGCAGTGACTCACTGTTTGATACCTTGGAAGAAACTGGTGGTAGCAAGGATGCTGTGGTTGTTAGCCATAGTCACTCTGCAACTTCTACAGTAAACGATCCGGGGCATAATCACTCTTTGCCTTATTCTTCTCAAAACGTGGCTAATGGATCAACTGGAGCATTAGTTCAAACTGGTTCTTCATCGGTAAACTCCAATACAACAGGTATTTCAGTTTCTACCTCGGTGTCTACCACAGGCTCCAGCGCCACTAACGCTAACATCCAGCCATACATCACAGTAGCGATGTGGAAGCGTACAGCTTAATCCTCTAACATTACAAATAACTAAGGAACTTTAGAATATGTTACCAGCTATTATTGGAGCAGGAGCAAGCCTCTTGGGTGGTCTTTTCAGCGGTAATGCTGCTCAGAAGGCTGCACAGACAACCGCTAATTCACAACTAGAAGCTGCTCGTATCGCAGCAGATGCTCAACGGTTCCGTCCAGTAGGTGTCACTACCCGCTTCGGTTCCTCTAACTTCCAGACAGATGCTAACGGTAATCTGATCAGTGCAGGCTACGATGTCTCCCCTGAAGTTGCTATGATGCGTGATCGCTTGCTGTCTCAGGCAGGTGATCAAGGCTTCCAGACAGCAGAGCAGGCTCAGGCAGCACAACAGCAACTGTTCGGTTTAGGTCAGCAGTACTTGGCTCAGTCTCCTCAAGAGGCTGCACAGCAGTGGATGCAATCTCAGCAGGCTTTGTTGGCTCCTTCGCGTGAGCAGGCAGCAGCAGGCTTGACACAGAACTTGTTCAATACAGGTCGTGGTGGTGTTGCAGTTGCTCAAGGTGGTAGCATGGGTGCTGCTAACCCTGAACTCCAAGCTCTCTTGAATGCTCAGGCACAGCAGGATGCTCAGTTGGCTGCTCAGGCTCAAGAGCAAGGCAGAGCACAGACTACCTTTGGTGCAGGCTTGTTCGGTACTGGCTTAGACTTGGCTACTGCTGGCTATAACCCATTGAAGACACAGTTCGGTTTGGCTCAAGGCTTTGAGACTGCTGGTCAAGGTGCTCTGGACTTAGGTGCTCAGTTGGGTGGTCGTGCTGCTCAAGCAGGCGCTAACGTAGGCAACACCCTGATGACAGGCTCGACCAATGCTGCTAATGCCTTGCAAGCAGCTAACAGCTACAGTCCTTTCGGTGCTGTGTTGTCTGGTGCAGGTAGCAACAAACAACTGATGTCTGGTTTGTCTAACTGGATGACAGGCGCTCCTTCAGGTACTTACACAGCCTTCGGCTCTGGTGCTTCTAACCCCTACATCCAAAATGCCAATCCTTGGATGGACAACCGCGATTATTAAGGAGTAACAATGGCTGAAGTAGTTAATAGTTTATTTGGGATCACTCCAGAATCCCTTCAAGCGCAACGTGACCAAGCCCTGCAACAAGAGGCTTTACAGTACGCTAAGTTAGACCCTTTCCAACGAGCTACTGCTAGTATCTACGCAGGTGCTAACAAGCTTGGTGGCGCTATCGGTGGTATGCTTGGTGGTCAAGACCCTGAGCTTCAGAAAGCTACAGCTTTGCAAAGCATTATGCAGCAAGCTGATACTACTACTCCTGAAGGACTGACAACACTGGCCCGTACTCTTGGTAGTCAGGGATTTGGTCAGCAAGCTATGGCTGTTATGGATCAAGCTCGTCAAGCACAACTTCGCGCTGCTCAGACAGGCAAGGCTGTTGCCGAACAGAAGAAAGTAGAACTGACAACTGCTCAGGAAGAGAAGCTTCGTAAGGAGTTAACTGCTTTAGGCCCGAATGCGACAGAAGAGGAGTACTTGCAGGTTGTTCGTAAGTATGGCGATCCAGATAAGATTATGACCAGTATCCAGACAACCCAAGCTCGTAAGGACGCTGCTGATGCTAAGATTGAAGCTGCTAAACTTGCTGCTGATGCTAAAGTAGAGGCTGCTCGTCAGCAAGGAGCTACACAGTTGCAGATTGCTCAGATGCAGGTAGATGCTCGGCGTGATATTGCTGCCCTTGCCGCTTCCTTGAAAGCAGGAACACAGAACACCAAGCCTTTGTCTCCGGGCTTGCAAAAGGAAGAAGGTAAGGACTTAGAAGCTATCGATTCCTACACAGGTCAAATCCAAGCTCTAACTCCTGCTGTTACTTCTTTGACTCCTAATGCTCAAGGTGTGCGTAGTCTGGAATTAGGCCCGTTGAAGAACTTGAAGTACGAAGCTCAACTGGCAGCAGGTAACTCTACACCAGAAGCTCGTGCTTATGAGAGCTTAAAGTCAGCAGTGGATACCGCTACTAACTTACAAGTGAGTGCTGAGAAGGGTGTTCAAACCGACAAAGACGTGTTGCGCTTTGCAAAGGCTTTGATTGCTTCTTATGGCCGTAACGACACTGTGGCTACTTATGAGGCTTTGAAACGCTATCAGAACGCCCTTGTTCAAGCACAGGAGCGTACAAAGGGACGTATTGAAAGTCGCCGTAAAGCTCAAGGTGTTGGTTCTTTCTATGAAGGTTCTACGCAAGGCCCACAAGTTATTAAACTGGATTAAACTATGCCTATCTACGAATACAAAGGACAGCAGTATGATCTTGCTGATGGCTTATCTAACGAGCAGGCACTGAGTAAGATCAAAGCTTATGTGGGAGAGGAAACAGCCCCTGTCGGTGGAGGGCGTACAACAATGGCTAACGATCCTCGCCGTGCAGATGTTGCCCAACCTCGTACCTTAGCTCAAGAAGCAGGCCGACAAGTAGCCATGACAGGAAGGACTTTATACGAAGCCTTCACTGCTCCTGCTACGGCAGTCTTAGACTTTGGTTCAGGCTTGTACAACCTCGGAGCTAACCTTGTTGGTTCTGATTCCCGTCTGCCTTACGCATCACAACAGCAAGCAGCAATGCTGTCACAGGTAGCTCCTGCTCCTGAGACAACAGCAGAGAAGTTTGCTCAAGGTGGTGTGTCTGCGCTCACGAGCCAAGCAGGTCTTGCTAAACTCGCTCCTTCGACCGCAGGTCAGTTATCACGTAGTCTCCCTGCTGCTGCCGCTGGTGGCGCTGTAGCGGAACCTGCTGCTGAGTTGGCTACTGATATTACAGGCAACCCATTGGTAGGCACAGCAGTAGGCTTAGGTTCATCCTTAGTCGCAGGTGCTGTTGGCGGTAAAGCAGGAGGTATGCTTGAGCCTAAAGCTCAGACTTTCTCTATCCCTGAAGTTAAGGCCAGAGCAGCTAAGAACTATGCCATGATGGATGAAGCAGGGGTTACTGTTAAGCCTAAAAGTGCTTTAGACATGGTGGGTTCGCTGCGTAACGACTTAGCAAATAATAACTATATCCCTAAGACAGATACTAAAGTTGCTAATGCTTTAGAGACATTTGAAGAGATTATCGGTACTGAGCGTGTTCCATTCAACAAGCTTGAGAAGCTTCGCTCTATCGCTACTAACCTGTCTAACGACAATGATTCCAACACTCGCCGCTTAGGTAAAGTAATGGTTGATGGTATAGATGATTACTTAGGCAGCTTAACAGGCCGTGATGTTATCGCAGGTAAAGAGGGTCTGGATAAAGCAGTTCAATCTGTGATGTCTGCCCGTAAGGACTGGAGAGCAGCAAGTAAAGCTCAGGTTGTTCAGGATGCTTTTAATGTGGCTGAAGCACGAGCTTTAAACCCTAAGAAATCCGAAGCTGATCTGATTCGTGGGCAGATTGAGAATATCTTGGCTAACCCAAAGAAGGCTAAGATGTTTACAACTGCTGAAATCAATGCTATGAAATCTACGGTTAACGGTGGCCCTGTGGATACAGTTCTGTCAGTGCTGGCCCGTTTCGATCCACGTAAGAGTAGCTTGTCTGCCGCTGGTGCAGGCGGTGCTGTGATCTATGATCCTGTTATTGGTGGTTCTTTAGCCTTGGGCGGTATGGCAGCAGATACAGCTTTGAGTATTGCTAAACGGCGACAGCTTGAAGCACTCACACGGTCTATTGCTTCTGGCACTACTCAAGATGTACCTAATTACAAATATCAAGGCCTTCTGGGTGGCGTAATTGGCTTACAGCCTTAAGGAACAATAATGACATTCGCATTAGGACAACGAAGCAAGGACAGACTCTCCGGAGTCCATCCCGACATGGTAAAGGTCATTGAGGAGGCTATCAAAGAGTCTCCTTTGGACTTCTCCATCACTGAAGGCTTACGCACCAAGGAGCGCCAGAAGGAACTCTTTGATGCGGGTAAGTCTCAGACCATGAACAGCAGACACATCACAGGTAAAGCTGTGGACATTGCTGTTCTGGTTGATGGTAAAGTTACATGGGACTTCCCTCACTACCAGACAGTAGCAGATCATATCAAGAAAGTAGCCAAAGAGCTAGGTATTGATATTGTCTGGGGTGGTGATTGGCAATCCTTCAAAGATGGCCCTCACTTTGAACTGCACCGTAGCGTGTACCCGTGAGGACATATGATTGATCCTTTTACAGCCCTAGCAGCGGTGCAGACCGCTGTAAAACTGGTAAAGAAGACTGTAGAGACTATCCGTGATGTGGAGAGCCTTGGCCCTGTCTTAGGTAAGTACTTTGACGCTAAGTCTCAAGCTATTGAGGTTGTTCAGGCATCCAAGGCTAAGGGCTTTAAAGGCTCTTCCTTGGGGCAAGCTATCGAGTTAGAGTTAGCCATTGAGCAAGCCGTTCAGTTTGAGAAGCAAGTGGAGATGTTATTCTTCCAATCTAACAAGATGGATGTATGGGCTAAGATCAAGGCCAGAGCAGCAGCAACAGAGAAGGCTTACGCTGAACAGCAACGCTTGGATAAGGCATTGGCTGCACGTAAGAAGCAAGAGGCTAGAGAGGCTACAGAAATAGCCATTGCCATTGTCTTGTTTGCTTGCATCATTGGCTTTGTAGGCTACAGCGTCTATGAGATATTAGTTCACTGCAAGAACAACTCCTGCGGATATAGATAATAAAGGTAAGGTATGATATTAGAATCATTGTTAGGTATTGGTACTAAGCTCATCGACAAGTTAATCCCTGATCCTGCTGCCAAGGCTGAAGCTCAGTTGAAGCTGGCACAGATGGCTCAGGACGGTGAACTGGCTAAGATGGCTAACGAGACTGACCTGTATAAGACAGAACAGAATAACCTCACAGAGCGTCAACAAGCAGACATGGCTAGTGACTCTTGGTTGTCCAAGAACATTCGTCCACTGACCCTTGTGGCTATCTTTACAGGCTACTTCACCTTCGGCATCATGGATGCTAACGGCATCAAAGCTAACGAATCCTATGTCCAGTTACTTGGTCAATGGGGTATGTTGGTAATGAGCTTCTACTTCGGTGGTCGCACGTTAGAGAAGATCATGGAAATGAAGGGGAAGAAGTGACATGGAACAGAAGGATGTATCCCATAATGAAATCTATGAGCGACTATGTAAGGTAGAAGCTAAGGTAGATAAGGTAGCTCAGGACACAGAAGGAATGGTAGCAGCCTTTAACGCTGCCTCTGGAGCCTTTACCGTCCTTGAGTGGGTAGCTAAGGTTGCTAAACCTCTGCTCTGGATTGTTGCTACTATCGCTGCTTTCGTGACCATCGCGCACAACAGCAAACCATAAACAACTAAGGCCCGTTAGAGTTCATCGCTCTAACGGGCCTTTTTCATTCTACCTCAACTTTAACCTTTTTAGGCTTTGGTGGCATCTGGAGAGCAGCGAGATACTTGTATCGCTTCACCATCCGCTTACCTGCCTCTTCAGCGTCAAACCAGAACTCCTTACCATTCTTCAGCTCATCCAGCTCCTTATCGGTCAAGAACCCTTTGTAGGCTTGATCAAGAAGCTTGTTGATCTGTCGTGTAGCGAACTCAGTCTGTCCTTTGACATTCGGCACAGTACCGATGGAACCATAATGAGCAGTATGAAGCATAAACTCAGCACTATCAGCAATGTAGCACTCAGGAGCCATACAAGCCAGCATACTAGCTGCTGAATACGCAGCACCGATAACTGTAACAGATACATCACCACGACATCCTTTCATTGCTTCGATGATCTGCCAGATACTATCTGTGCGTCCACCTGAGCTGTTTACCAATAGATTTACCGAGTCATTCTCGCCACAAGTAGCCAAGCAATGAATGACATCACGGTAGTTACGGGGATCGGTAATATCATCATCAATGAACACCAAGTGCGTGTGCATTTGCTGAGTGATAGTGCGGATCAGCCCTTTCTGCTCCTGAGGCATCATCAGGAAGTCTTCCAAACTTTCGTTAGCTTTCTTGTTCATTCGCCATCCTCATATTTAACTCGGGCAATAATATAGTTCTTAACCAATGAGCTACGAACAATATCCTCGATGTGAAACTCAATCCGAATGAACTCCTTCATCAGTCCTGCGATGTCAAAGAACTTCAAGATACCACTCTTGTCATCCTTCTTCTTCAGGTCAGTCTGTCGGTAGTCACCACAGAAGATAATCTTGGACTTGTCACCAACACGGGTAATGATGGTGTCCAGTTCCTCGAAGGTCATGTTTTGTACTTCGTCCACAACGATAATACTATTACTGAAGGTTGTCCCTCGAATGAACGAGGTAGAGACAAACTCAATATGTCCTTGCTCGACCAGTCGATCCCAAGCATCCTTACGCTTGAACAAGTCACTACAGATTTGACGGTAAGGTTGAATGTACACTTCCATCTTTTCATCTGCATCTCCCGGCAAAAAGCCCATGTCCCGGCCTTGAACACTACTACGGATGATAGTCACCTTGTTGAAGGGATTGTTACGATCCATAGCCTCTTCCAAGGCTTTGTACAAGGCAATGTATGTCTTACCTGTACCTGCTACACCATGCAATGCCATGAAGTAGTTACTTGCCTGATACGCCTCGAAGAAGTCCATCTGCTTCTCAGTCTTAGGCTTGATAACTGTCATGTCATCCAGCTTCAACTTCAAGCTGTTACTCACCTTCTCTCGTGGAGTCAGTTCCTTTGCTGGAATAGCTCTGTTCATTTGCTTAGTTGCCATATTCTCCCTTATTCGTTAATAAACACCACATGAGGCATCTGTCGCACCTGTGGGAATTCTTCAAGGAACTCCTCACGGGTAATGTCTCGACCTACATTGATCTCTGTAAAGGACTCGCCCTCCTTAGTCAGGCGAGCCTTCAGAGCCGTACAAGCAGGGCAGCTATCCTTGCTGTAGACTACAATCTTCATTCATACACCTTTTCTGAAGTTTTCATTGTTAAAGACATTGATTTCATAAAAGTAATTGAATTATACAGTTTGATAATTCCTTCTAAAACAGGAATAGGGTTAACTTCATGGTCATCAGCTTCTTCCATTTCAAAATCAACATCAATATCGCAGTAACTAAACTGAACTTTCATTCAATCTCCTTTAAAGAGTTCTTCAGCTAACAGGTATCCCTCTAAAGGCCACATCTTGTTAATAGCATCCTCGTAGGCATACTTTTCACCCAACATTTTATTGTATTTGGACTTATCAACACAAGCACTTGTGCCTAAGATAACATACCCATTATTAATAAAAAGCTGACAAATTGTAGTAGTTGTGTCAGGAAGCAATGTATACTCAGTTTTAGTAACCTTAGATAGCATATAATCTAAAGTTACAGTTGTTCTTTTAGTTTCAATTATTTCATTCATGTTAATCTCCTAGTTAAGCATGGCAGGCCACACATTCACCTGAGCTGGCGCTGACACCAGCCTTGGTACGAATGTAATACAGACTCAAGATACGAGGGTCTTTAAACGCTGCCTTGTGGACAGAGCTAATGTGTTCCTCTGGATCATCTGCACCGAAGAACAGATTGATGGATTGACCTTGGCAGATGTACTGCTGTCGATCAGAAGCCTGCTGAAGGATCACATATGGATCAATCTCAAAGGCTGTCTTGAATACATCTTTCTCTTCATCGGTCATCCATGATACATGCTGGATAGAACCATCGTGGCTTGCAATCTCAAGCAAGGTCTCACGACTGTACACACCTTCACGCTTCATGATTTCCAGCAGCTCAGGCACTACTCGGATTGTTTCTCCACCTGCTCCCTGCTGTACGAATACGTTTCCAATAAACGGCTCAATACCTTGTGATACCCCGCCCATAAGCTGGCTTGTTGACATGGTGGGAGCAACAGCAAGGCGGTGTGTATTGCGGACTCCAAATCCTTTGCAGTATACAGGCTCCCCAAGTTGCTCTGCGAGATACCTGCTTGCCCATGTTGACTTCTTGTTAAGTGCATTGAAAATCTCCACATTAAGTTTCTGAGCTTGGAAGCTACCGAAAGGGATCATCCGCTTATGCAGCAGTGAGTGCCAACCTAAGACACCTAAGCCTAGCGCACGGCTCTTTTCAGTACTCGCCAACGCCTTTTCAAAGCCTCTCTTACCAGCAGCCATCGACAGGAACTCACTAGTAACACAATCAAGAAATACTGTCGCAACATAGATAGCATCCGTGTCCTTCCACTCATCATACTTCTCCAAGTTCATACTTGCCAAGATGCAAGTGAATGTCTCTTCCTCACCGCTGTGCAACATGATCTCTGTACACAGGTTAGAGGCTTTAACGTCCAAGCTATGGGCTTTGTACATCTCAGGACGGGCATTGGCTACCTTATCGGTAAACAAGAAGTAACCCTTACCTGTCAGCATCTTCAGCTTCAAAGCCTTTTGATAGCGCTCAATGGCTTCAGGATGTCCTGAGTCCAGAGAGTCCATAAAGTCCTGACTGACTGTCCAACCTACGTTAGCATCATCAGGGTTATTCTTCACCCAATCAGCTAACTCGTGAAAGTCAGGGTGATCGATAGGAAGGTAACCTGCCCAAGCGCCTCGCCGTGCAACGCCTTGGGTAACACGCTTCATCGCATCAACATATGTTTGAAAAACTGGTAAAACGCCTGACGCAGTTCCTCCCGTCCCGATTTGTGAACCCCGGGGTCTAATATCTCCCAGATAGCCACTAGTGCCGAAGCCATTCTTTGTAAGCACTGCTGTATCAAGTAGTTCGCCATAAAAGTCAGCAACGCTATCGCCAATATACTGACCGCTACAAGCGACAGGCATACCTTTGTTAGTGCCAAGGTTAGCCAGCGTAGGCGTTGAAGGACTAAGCCAGCCGTTCCAAATAACTTCATAAAACTTACCTTTCCAATCAATACCATCTTTAGGTGCATGTTTAGCTGCTGTCTCAGCGATCTGCTCTGCACGATTCTTGAAGCTCGTAGAGCCTTCCATGTACTTAGACTTGAACAGACCCCATCCTCCGGTCTGATACCAGTTAGGCAGAAGCCCTTCCTTTTGCAGACGCTTACGCTCCGCACTCAAGAACTCATACTTGTTATCCAATACAGGTGTACTTACCATGTGAAAGCCTTTTCATTCCATTTACGGTTATATTGATTGCCAACCTTGGCGAAGAAATCATGGATGGTACTGGAGCTGATGCCCAAGTAGAACCACTCAGAGATTGTATCACCAGTTTCATCATAGATAGCATCAAAGCCCAGATTACTCAAACAAATGTTAGCTCGTGCATTCACGAAAGCTTTCATGGCCTGAGCATTGATTCCTTCAATGTCCCCGTGAGAGAACAACAGATCAACAATACGATGCTCATGGTCAACCAGTGCTCGTGCAGCTTGCTCAACTCGTGCCTTCATCCATGCCTTGTCCACCTTGTTCTCTTCCATGTATGTACGGAACAACCAAGCACCTGCTTCATGGTGGATATTCTCATCCCGCACGGAGAAGTTAATACCTGCCACGAGGTTACTCAGCTTGTTCTTACCGTTACTCTGGAAGTGCTTCAGGAAAGCAAAGCTAGAGTACAGCACACAGCCTTCCATCATGCTAAAGACTGCCAAGGAAAGAGGAACATCCCGACCGCTAACAATAGTGTCCAAGTATCCGATACGACTAGCCAGTACGGGATCGTATTGCCAAGACTGATGAAAGTCCTCAGTAGCCAAGCCCAGAAGTTCGTTAATGCGGTTGTAAAATCGTGCATGGACATTGCTTTCAAAGTAACAGAAGGCATCAGCCATCAAACCAATATCAGGATGCTGGAAGTTAGGTTTAACAGTACCAGACCAATACTCGTCACCAACGATACGTTCGTACTTGGTAAAGAGCTTGAGTGAGGTAGTCACGCCATGTCGTTCACTGGGAGTAAAGTCGGTGAGGATGCTGTGTACATCTTTCTCCAAGTCAATCTCATCAAATGTCCAGAATACACCGTTCTGTTTATCGGCAAAGGCCAGAGCCTCTGGATAGTCAAAGGTGTACACATCCTTCTTCGTTAGCAGGTTTCTCATTCAATTTCTTTCGTTAGTTGTTCTTGTTTATCTTCAATATAGTCTTCAAAGCGTTCAATGATGTCATCACTGTGGATGTCTAACAACTCCAGCAGTGTGACTTCATCGACTCGTTGAAGCTTCTCTTTCAGTTCTTCAAACGTCAGATTCATTTTTAACCATCCCAGCCTTCACGGAGAATTTCACCCGCTGCTAGTAGTTTGTAAAATTTGTTATTACACATTTTATGCTCCTTTTGTAAGGCTTTCTTACTTTGATAGTGAACACCTTGATAAGTATGCGGTATTTGCAGCTTCTTAGTATTCTCTTTACCTAATGCAGCACAACGAGCCTTAAAAACAAGTTCATTGTCTTTCTGCCACTGTACCAGAGATTTTGAGCTTTCCTTACCACCACGTGAACAAGATTCGGCTGTTGCAAATTTCTGAAGACGTTCACCTAAGCCTCTCCTAGTTTCTTTGTATAACTCAGAACGCTCCTGTCCTGCTTTCGCTGCTTCTAATCGAGCTTCTTCAGAAGTTATGCGTCCTGATAAACATTTCCATGCTATGAGGTCTTCCTTCTTTCCAAAGTCCTGCCAAAGTTGATAGTGAAAAGCTGCATGAACTTCAATTGAAATAGGAGGAGTTAGGTTATCTTCTTCGTCTAAACCTCCCATATGTCTAGGAATAAGGTGATGCCTATGCTTTCTCTGTGTTGTCATAAGCTTCAATTAACCAATTTAAATAAACACGAGCTTTCTTCAAGTCCTCGACACCATTCTTGTCCATGAATCGCATCAGGTATTGCATCATCTGAACATAGTCTGCAATGAACATAGGTTTAGCATTTTTAGGTAGTTTACCTACCAACCTCTCGATGACATCCCGCACTTCAATGCCTTCTTTCAAGTAGGCAGTAGCGTTAACGAACTCGGCATCAAACAGCATATAGTGCTTAGGTTTCTCCACCGGATCATGGGTAATGCCTTTGTAGGACACCCAGAAGTCTTCCCGAACTTGGTCAACTTCATCCTTAAACCATTCATCAATCGCCTCTTTAAGCGGCTGTGCTCCGTGACTTTGAGTCATATAAATTGTTCCTTTAACATAGTTAGAATAGCCTGTGCAGGTAACACAAGGCGCTTCAAGGTCACGATCCATCAAAGCATAGAAACACGTATTACACTTGTTTTCCATATTTACGCTCCAAGTATTCGATAGACAACAGCATCTCATCGAAGCCCCCATCCTTGACATCATTCAACATAACCAAGCCTCGCCAGTGACGATTGCTCAGTTGATCCATGTAGTCTTCATCATGTAGGTAGTAGCTACCAGCGATGATACCACAGATAGGCTTCCCATCAGCACGTTTACCATAGGCGATCTGCTTACCCTGCTGATGCCCTGCAATGCAGCTCATGTGGAGCTTGTTTACAAGAGCAGAAGCAGTGCCAGCAGGCCTGCCCATAGCACCAACAGGCCAATAGTGATTAAAGCCAACCCCGTTGATGAATACAGGATGTAGAAAGTCGTGTACTTCCCAATCTTTGTCGTAATCCAAGTCTTTAACACTGATCAGTCCTTCCAACGTAGGGTTATTGTTCACAGCTCGGTTGATACGGTTCTCATGGTTACCCAGAGTCAGGATCATCTTAGGCTTGTAAACCTTGTGCTTGGTCTCCTTCTGAGTCTTCTGCAAGTCCCGCAGAGGTTTCAGAAGCTTTTGCATAGCCATCTTAACAACCTCTACATCTTTCTTGTAGCGAAGACCTTCAAAGTACTTAGACCCTTTAACATCATGTGTAGACAAAGAAGGCATGTCTGCAAAGTCCCCGATGTTCACAACCACATCAGGGCGATAGTCACAGATAGCCTTCCCTGCCCACTCAAGATGCTCCAAAGGAACTCCTTCTTTGACCTGAGCGTCAGGGATGACTAATATTTTCATTCTTTATCCCACCAGAATTCTGTAGCGTCAGTTTCTTCAGGTTTAAAGTACTCACCAGTCCAAGGATCAATGTAGCTAGGGTAGTTCTCGTACATAGATTTCAGATACATAGGCTCTTCCAATCGCACTTGAGGCTTGATAGGATAGCCAAAGATAGTCTCCAAGAACTTCACATAGTCATCCATGCACTCGTGCCATGAAGCTCCGGGAGTACTGATTTCTTTCTTGTACACTTTACCGTTACAATCGACATAGGTAAAGCCGTATGTCTGCATAATTTCTTCGTGATCTTTGTTCATCGTTCATCTCCTGACCCTGTGAGGGTATTGTTAAGTTGTCGTGCTGCAAGTTTACGGAGGTTTTGACTGGCTAAATCAGCCAAGCTCCAGCCCATCACTGTAGACAAGCCTGCGATCTGCCACAGTACATCACCTACTTCCTTTTGCATACCTGCTTCGTCCAAGACACCATCTCGAATCCACTTGGCATACTTACCGGCAACTTCCCCTGCCTCAGAGGTCAGGTTAGCAACCATGTAAGCAGGGTTCTTAGCGGACTCTAGTGCTGTCTTAAACGCTAGTTCTTGATACTCATTCAGCAGCATTCATTACCTCCATTACATTAGGAAACAGTTTAGTCAGTTCATCACGGCACTTCAAAGCAACATCTCGGTGTTCCTTCTGCGTAGCCGCATCACAGCGAATATCCACATAGTGAAGCCAACTACGCAGTGTGCCGTTCATGTACATCTTGCTCATAGTCAAACCTTCAGGTAGCAGCTTACGGGCTTGCTCCTTAGCAATACCTTTGTCCAGAGCTGCTCGATACATCAGTTCAGCTTCGGATTGTACACGTACTTGAGCTGCATTCCACCAGTTATTCAAGTACAAGTCATCAGTCTCTAAGCTGTTCTGACGGTTCTTATCGTCCTGCATACGAACTTCAGACAAACTGAAAGCGTTAGCTACAGCATACCGTTGAGAGAACTCTTGGAAGCTGAAGCTACGGTGTCGCAGAATCTGTCGGGCAATGTCGCGCGTGGTCTCGATCTCCATGCAGACGTTCACCATCTCCAAGGGACTCCAGTGCTTATGCTTGATCAGATACTTCACAAGCTTAGGGCCAGTGTCTTTCTTGTCCTGATTCTCAGGTGCTGACACCCGTGCCATATAAGCGATTAGGTCTTCACCTTCAGGGGTTGACCAGATAACTTTAACTTTACCAGACATTTTCTACCCTTCCTTCAATGATTACGTGTTCGTGTGGTTTAAGCCGATTTTTAAGCTCCTCCCACAAGTCCAAAGACCTTAAGAAATCTACCTCTTCAGCGGTAAAGTCATAGTGTATTTCTCGTTCAAACACTTCAGCTTTCATTCAGCCACTCCTCAGGTATTGTCTTGTCTGCAAACTTATAGCCGTGCTTTCGACACCACATGGCATAGGTCGTCTTAGAAGCCTTGCTGATCCGGGCATTAGAGTTGCTAAACACAAACCTAATATCCAAGTCTGGGTTATGTCTCTTAACCAAGATATGCTTCTGGCGATCAGGCGCTAGGAAGCGTCCCTTAGTCTCCACAATGATACCATTGGCTAGAACAAAGTCAGGTGTATATACATGCTGAGAGGCAGGCTTGATGTACTTAAGCTTTACCTTCTCGTATGTGTATTCAATCCCTAACTGATCCAGTTGTTCAGCTACTCTTTCTTCGAGGCCACTACGGAACCCGTACTTGATTGCAACTTGCTTGGCGGTTGCCATAGTTCTCCTTCATAACGTCTTAGCCACAAGAGCTGTCCTTGTTCAGTAAAATA